TCAACCTGGCAGTCACTGGACATCTCTATTCATTTGTATAGATCCTTCATTGAAATGTTTTGGAGCTCATTATTTCGATAGCGTTGGGAATAATCCTCCTTTTGAGATGAAATCACTAATGGAAAATTTAAAAACCCAAGGAGAAGAATTAAAGAAAAAAATAAAGTCTAAAAATAGTTTTGAATTAAACGTAAATAAGATTCAATACCAATATGGTAATAGTGAATGTGGTATTTTTAGCATTTATTATCAGCTAAAATGGTTGAACTTATTGAAAAATTTAAATAATAGAGATAGAAATAAATTAACATTTGACGATGTTATAAAAGATCGTATTACAGATAAACAAATTGAATCTTTAAGAAAAATTTTATTTAGACCTATATTCAAAGTTTCATAAATTATTATTTAATAAAAATATAACTACAATTTTAACATAAATTTTTGATTTTTTTAAAAACTTTTTTGAAAATTGATTTTTAAAATTCTTTTTTATTTTTTTTGAATTTTTTATCAAAAATTGTAGTTATATTTTTTATGGTTTAAAAATAATTATTATTATTAATAAAATACTTATATACTTAGAAAATAAGATGACCGATTATTTAACAGAACAAAATGCTTATTATATTATGAATATTATGAAAAGATTTATGAAAGATAAATATAATTTTGATATAGAAACTATTGATTCTAAATTATATTTTAAAAACACTACTGAAATAATGAATGATGTATATAACGATTATGGAGATACATATGATAAAACAAACTTAAATAAAGTTGCTTTATCAGAGTTAAAAGAATTTATTATTAAAAATTATATTAACCAAAGGAAAGAAAATATTGATGAAATTGAAAATATAGAAGGGTACATTGAAGAAGATAAACACCTAAAATCTTTAGACGATGATGAGTTTATAAATAGATTACAAGATTTAGAATTGAAAAGAAACATGAATATATCAATGTCTAAAACCAATAATAAAGATAATATTAATAATATTCAATCTTTTGAACAAGTATATCAAACAGATAGTAATAGTAATTATACGAGAACTGGAATAAATAATAATGATAATAATAAAGTTCAAAATGTATTTATTCCTATTCCACAAAAAATTGGGAAAGAATTACAAATTCATTCCTGGCAAAGAAATTGGGTATTAGAAGAACCAAATATAAATGGTTTTAAATGGAAAGAATCTTTACCGAAACAAATTAATAGAACTAATTTAAAAATTGGATGTTTAATAGCTCCTAAAAAATTTTTATTAAATAATGGTTTGATAACTATTAGAATAGAAGGCGTAAATGAAGAAGAAGAATATGTAAGTATGATTCCTGAAAAAATAGTAGGAGAATACGTTATATATCGTCCTGTATTAGATACCCTAAGTTATATTAGATTATTATCTACACCTTGGACTATAACGATTGAGACAAGTGATGGTGAGATGATAAACTTAGGTAATGATAGTATAAATTATACTATAAATAATATTATTAGAAACACTACTATTTTATCAGTAGAAAACGCTGCTAATTTATATAATATTGGAAATTCATTACGTGTATATTTACAAGATAATAATAAAATTATTAGTGCTTCTATTATTGATGTAACAGATAATACTATTACTATCGATAAAGTAATAAAAAGTTCTGGTAAATTATTAAATTTTTCAAATCAATTTTCAATTATAATTGAAACTAGTATAAATGAACATTTTAGAAAATAAATATAACTACAAATTTAACATAAAATTCTGATTTTTTTAAAAACTTTTTTGAAAAATGATTTTTAAATTTCTTTTTTATTTTTTTGATTTTTTTATCAAAATTTGTAGTTATATTTTTAATTATATTAATATTAAAAAATGAAAAAATAAATTAGTTTAAAATGAATGTAATATTTTATAAAATATATTGTAATATGGATGTTCCATCATATATTTTAAAATTACTTGATATAGAATTAAAAGATATTCAATTACAATTACTTAAAAAAATATCAGAGAAATATAATATCAGTTTAGAATCTTTAAAAGAAGATTTTATAGAGACTAATTATTTAAAAATATTACCAGAAAAAGACGAAAAAATAATAATTTATAAAACACAGAAATCACGTATAATACCAGAAGAAAATGATAGATGCATAGCAAATATATGGGGTCGTGGTAAAGGAGGTAGATGTTCAAGAAAAATTATAAATGATGATAGACTATGTAAGCAACATACAAAAGGTTTAAAACACGGAACTATTTACGATAGTGATAGTGGTAATAGTAACAGTATAAAAAAAAGTAAAAGTAGAAGTAAAAGTAAAAGTATAATCTACAAATAATCTAAGTTATTTACTTACACCACTTGGTAATCTTCTCCTTCTCCAGGTTAATTCATTTTTAGTAGATTGTTCTTCAATGGAAGAACATATAATAAATTAAAGGATATATTTTATAATAAATATATTTAAAATAATATGAAATTATTTATTCCAGTAATATGTTACAATCGTATGTGTCATACGGCATTTATGTTTTCATTAATTAAACTAGTTTTAATATTAAGAGAACATAATATTGATGCAGAGTTATACCCAATTGTATTTGATAGCTTAATTAATAGAGCCAGAAATGCTGCTGTCGCTCATTTTATGTCAAGCAATTGTAGCCATTTATTATTTTTAGACTCTGATATTGAGTTTAATCCAAGTGATATTATTAAATTAGTATTACTTAATAAAAGTATTGTTGGAATAGGTTACCCTAAAAAATGGCTTGATGAAAGTAAGTTACAGAATATATTTTCAAAACAAGAATTACCTAAAAATCCTTTAAATTATTGTACTCACCACTCAGTACATATTAAACCAGGTATTCCTAAAGATGTAAATGATTGTATGGAAGTAGATTATTTAACAACTGGAATTATGTTAATTAATAAACAAGTTATTGAAAGATTAATACAAAAGTATCCTGAAAGACAATATATAAATGATATTGACGGGTATATGGGAGCAAATAAAGATATGTTTTATAACTTCTTTTGTGTTGAAGTTAATGAAAAAACAAAAAGATTTGAAAGTGAAGACTACGGTTTCTGTAGATTATGTAAAGAAATAGATGAAAAGATATATGTATATACTAATTCAGATGTTAGACACTATGGTTGGTTTGCATATGGTATTAATATTAAAGAAGACTTAGAATATCGCAATATAGAAGTATAAATATGTTTGCAAACATGTTAATAATTTAGTTATAGTAGATACTGGTAATACATCTCCTATACCAATTGCTGTGAATATGGTAGTACTATAGTAAAATGAATCAATTACTGTTAGTTCTCTGTTAAAATTATTTCTTAATACATAATATATAATAGTAAAACTAATAATATTTACAGCAGCAAGTATTAATTTTAGTTGATCCTTAGTTGAAAAATTTAATAGTGAAAGCATCTCTATTATTATTAACTATTTTTTCTTTCATAAAATAATACATAAGCAGATGTATTATTTGTTAATATTTTATGAATATCATTTATTTTGCTAATATTTAAATCATCATATAAATACCAATCATTATCTTTATTTTTACAAATTGCATTATAATGACCTCCATTTAAATTACCAAAATGATTTGCAATACCTTTTAATTCATAAGTAATTGGTTCATTATTCATAAAAGAGGACATTTCTATACCTTTCTCAATTATAAACTCTGTTGTAATATGTAAAGGGTCATTAACTTTTTGTTGATTATTAAAACGTTTTAATATAATTATCCAAATATTTGGTAGTTTCCAAAACCTGATTGCTTTTGTGCCTTCATTTGAAGAACATTCCATACATTTCCATTCTGTAATTTCTTCTTCTTTTATTAATTTTCTAAAACTATCTAATATATGATTTTCTGTAATTTCAATATAATTAAAAAAGAATGGTTCTATATTGTGATATAATTTATTACATTTATTACATTCTACCTGTTGTATCTGGGTCCCTTGTAATATATCATTTATTGGAGAATTACTATTTTTGAAAAATAAATCCCAACTGCTTTGAGCTTTCTTTTGTAAGTAATCAAATATAGGAATACCATAATGGTGATGTATTTTATGTTTCGCTTTAAAATCAGTATTATGTGTTTCTTCTGTAATATTATTTACAAGTATCATTAATATTTCTGTAAAATCAAACTGTTCTCCATAAAAATAATCATTTCCTAAAGATTCAAATACTGCTTTTATAAAACGTTTTGGTGCTAATGAATTATTGTCTATCCATAATTGATGTAAGATTAATTTCAATTCTTCATATATTGAAAATACATTATTTTCATTTCTTTTTCTAATAGATAATTTGTTTTCTAAAATGAAGTTTCTAAACATATCACAATGACCAAGACATTGTATTAATGTATTAATAGAACATGTATTACCTAAGTTAGCAAGACCTTTTTTCATATTTAATTTTAATATATTTAATTTTAATTAATTTAAATCTTTAACTAACAAAAATATAACTACAAATTTAACATAAAATTTTAATTTTTTTAAAAACTTTTTTGAAAATTGATTTTTAAATTTCTTTTTTATTTTTTTGATTTTTTTATCAAAATTTGTAGTTATATTTTTTAGTAATTATATTAAATTATAATTATATTTTATATTCAATTAAAATAGAAGGTAGTTAATGAATACATCAAGAGAAATTAAAAATACCGTACTACCAAATCGTTTCTTATTTACGAAATGGTTTTATAAAAATTTTAATTATGATAAATATTCTGAAAATAAAATACAACAGTCTAGGTTTCAACCAGATATTTCACAAAAAATTATTAGAGATTATGTAAGTTATGAAAGTCCTTTTAGAGGAGTATTAGTATATCACGGTTTAGGAACAGGTAAAAGTTGTGCTAGTATATTAGCGACTGATACTTTTATAAAACAACGTAAAAATGTAATAGTACTATTACCTGCTTCATTAGAATCAAATTAACGTAAAGAACTAACAAAATGCTCTTTCTCTGGAGCATTATTAAAGAAAAAATGGAATTTGGTTCAATTAAGTATTAAAAATGATATGAAAATTATTGAAGATATTAAGAAAACCTTAGGTATTGAAAAAAAGTTTATTGAAAAGAAGAAGGGACTATTATGGTTACCTATAGTACCTACTGATTTTCCTCAAAGTAAAATTAAAGATACAAAAACCTTTAGAACTATGAACGAAGATGAAAAATCATTAGCTATGGAAGTTTATAACTATATCATAGATACAAGATATACATTTATACGTTATAATGGTTTGACAAATAAAAAATTAGATGAGTATGAAGAATTAAATAATTTTAATGAAGACATATTTGATAATTCTATCGTTGTTATAGATGAAGTTCATACATTTATTAGCAGAGTAGTAAATGGTGGTAAGATTGCACGTAGATTATATAATACTTTGATTAGTAAAACTAATATTAAGTTAGTTTTATTATCAGGGACACCAATTATAAATACTCCTTTTGAGATTTGTTATACATTAAACTTATTAAGAGGTCCTCTTAAAGAATATACTATTAAATCACAAAAATCAAAAGAAATTAAAGCAGAATTAGATGAAATCATAGACTATTTAGATAGTAAAGCTGTTTATAAATATATAGATACATTAGAATTAAATATTAATAAAACTAAATTAGACTTTACAATATTACCAAAACGGTTTGTTAGAAAAAATAAAAGTTCTATTGAATTAATTAAAGATAATAAATATTTATTGGAAGATGATAATGTAGCATACAAAATACTAAAAGTATTAAATGAAAAATACCCTGTTTCTAAGAGTGTTGATGTAGAAGAATATACAGCTTTACCAGATAATAAAGAAGACTTCAATAAAATGTTTTTAGAATACAAAAATAATGAAATTCCTGAAGTAAATAAAGAAAATATGGGTAAGTTTATGAGAAGAATACAAGGGTTAGTATCTTATTATAAGACAGCTGATGAAGAACTATACCCTAAGAAATTAGAAACTATTTATAAAAATATAG